GAGGATGTTTGCAATAGTAGTTCGTTCACTACGCGCTACTTTCTTAAAGTACGTAAGCAGGACCCCACGCAGGTGGTCTTGGAACATCTTGGCCTGCTCTCTAATCGGCATCGGAGCTGTGTCCGCGATGAACAAGATCCGATTGACAGCCAACTCCACCCACTCGTCAGGAGACATGCCCCGACCTTGAGTAGCGATAACGATAGGAGTCCCAAGTTCAGAAGCAGCATTCTGTTGCATAAATTTACCTTATTGTACGGGGTAACGCACTTGACCAGACCGGTAAGCGTCTTGGCGATCTTTTCCATCTCCAAGCATCTTCAACAGGCCCATCGCGTCATCATACCGCTTTTGGTATTGCGCCAATACATCTTGCTCACCTTTCATAAAGGTATAGGCTTCGAGCAAAGACCCGTACAAAAGAGTCGAATCAAAGTTGTTACCCAGCCACGTAGTAGAAGCTGTAACGATTGATTCTGGGTAGTAGTAATAATGCAGCTCAACTGAATACGCAGCGTCAGGAGTCGGCCCAAGGATGAACGTGTTCTGGTCGAACACCGCGTAATACTCCGGAAGACCTTGGTCCGTAGGCTGCGGATACGCCGCGCGAACGAAATTCACATCCTTATTCAGCAGGTAGTGAAACTCCCCAGTCCCGTCTATCACAGCCAAAGAAAACGTCGCCAGCCAGTCTGTGGGCGTTGAGAGATACTTATTCCCCAGAGTCAGCGTACCGGTAGAGTTCTTCCTGATAGCAGGAAGCTGTACCGCATTGTAAATCCGCTGTTCCGCCTGTTTAATAAAAGTATTAATATCATCCGTAGTAAAATCATTTTCTACGTAAGATTTAATTTCGGCGACTAGCTGCGTGTAGTTCATTTCAGCTCTCAGGCCATTCGCGTGCTGGATCTATTGCCCTTAGTAGCCGCACCTGTGCCACGAGTCTTTACGGTCTGCGTGTTTGCGACCGCGTTGGGATACCCGTTGCAATTAGGAACTGGTACTTTTTTAGGCTGTTTGGTGTTTCCAGATTTCATTAGCCACCTCGCTGGTTAGCGGCGCGTGCTGCGTTACGCCCCATCTTACGCATATCCATGCTGGTAGGCCCACCCTTTTTCATCTTCTTGACGCCGTGCATTTTATTCTCGTGCCTACCGACTTCCTGCTTTGCGATGTCCCGCATACTCAATTTCTTCATGTGATTACCACCTCTAATGTCCCAAGTTGTGTATTACCCACCAAATAATTCGGGGTAAGCCCATCATCCGCTCCAAGCCCAACGGGGTTCCAACCCCACTGAATTTGTCTACTTCCCATACTAATACTTCCATCCGCCGCAACACCAGATTGCAAATAGGTATTGTCTCGGCGAGGATTCTTGAGCGCCTGCGGGTCTTCCACAGGATACATACCCTGCATGTTCTGCGGATGGTCAGGATCCCAACAGGTGGGGCAGGTCAGGATATTCGTCTTGTGCCCACGAATGATGATTTCCCGGAGCTGCTTCAGTTTGTACCGCTGGCCGCATCTATCGCATTCCGCGATAGCTTTGTGCCCCGCAGCAAATTTATTGGCCATGACTTATGTGAACATCTGCCGTGGAACGAGGCGAAGGCTTGCCTTCTCGCGGTCTTCATCCGCCGCAAGCTGCCATGCTTCATCGTACATCTGCTTCAATAGCGGTACGCGCTCCATAGCTTCCGGGATCTTTAGCGCGATGTAGTACGCCAGCCCCGCCACCATACAAGGGAGGAAACGGAACGGGATGTCTTGGGTGTTCACACCATTCCCAGCGTCCAGCATCCGTCGCAGCCGCCAATAAACAAGCTGATAGGTGTCAGAAACGTTCGGGATCGGCCACAACGTGAACTGCGGATACTGAATCCCTGAAGGCTCCGTAGCCCCACTCTGCCGGTTAATGTAAATCTGAATCGGTCGGCCTTGAACGGACTTGTTCGGTAGAGAAGCGTAGGTCGAGACGCTGATACGGGAAATCGCTATGTCCGCCTGCGCCGGCGTACCCGGGTTCGTCCGGATGACGTGTTCAATCAAATCCACAGTATCCACCGGCAGGTCATAAGTCCCTACTCCTACCGTGAGGTTCTGGATGCCCTGCTCAACGGTCCAGAGATTAATTCCCCTGTTAGCCCAGTCGGCGAACATGAGATTGAGACTACGGCGTGCTGTACGGAAATCATACCCTGTACGCAACTCTTTACCCGCCCGCTCGAACGCCTCCTCGATAAGCTCGTTGAGGTTCAGGTTGAACGTGGAGGTCGCGGTAGTAGTCATGTCTTAGCCGTCTTCTTGGACTGACGAAACGCCTTGGCGGTCGGCGCTCCCGCCACTCCGGGTTTACGCATCTTCTCTCCAGACCCCGCAGCAATGCGCATCCTCTTGGCGTGGATGTTGGCATAGAGCCCCGGTTTCCCACCAGAAGAGAGAAGCGCAACAGGCTGATTACCGTCACGCTTCTTGATCGCGCGGAGCTTTCCTTTTGAGATTGCCCCCATACCGCGTGAGATCCTCACACGAACCGCCCGCGAGTCCTGCCCTTGGTCTCGCAGCCACCGCCACGAACCTTACCACCACGCTTTACGCCGCAAGAGCCGCCACTGCGCATCTTCTTCACCGCACCGCCACTGCGCATCTTTTTCACAGCTCCACCCTTACGCATAGGCGCAGGGGCAGCGGCACCGGGCATCCCGATATTCAGAAGGCCCCCACCGCCGGGGTACCCACCGCCACCTCCAGCCATATCGCTTCCGATCTGAACGAGAGGAGCCATGTTGCCCAACCCAGCTCCGCCATAAGACGGACTCTGGGACTGTTCGAACGCGGAGAGGGGGCTCGCGGACACCCCACCATCCATCATCTTTTTGACGCGGCGCTTCATTACTTTCTCCTTGGAGCGCGGGTCTTACCCCTCATCGCGCAACCGTCGATGCCCCCGCCTCCGCTATACTTCTTAGGCTTAATGCTCCCACCGGCTCGGTAGGGAGTGCCCATGCTGCTCGGCGACTTCTTGCCTGCGGAGGGGATCATCCCACCAGCCGCATATTTCTTTGTCTTAACCGCTCCACCAGCCTTACGCTGCTTCAGCCCAAACATACTATCCTCACGGCCCGGACGCGGAGTCAACGGGGGACGCGGCATTCCCGGACGCGGCATTCCCGGACGCGGCTTCGGCATCTGCCCACTCTTTGGACGCGCCGGACGCGGCTTCGGACGCGGAGTCAACGGGGGACGCGGCATTCCCGGACGCGGCTTCGGCATCTGCCCACTCTTTGGACTCGACGGACGCGGCTTCGGACGCGGCTTCGGCATCTGCCCACTCTTTGGACTCGACGGACGCGGCTTCGGACGCGGCATCTTATCGGACTTAAACGGCATCGAACTATCCCCACGACCCGGACGGGGACGCGAGCGCGCGATCTTCATATATCGCTCAATTTCCCTGCGCATCTTATCCGGCGGGATGTTCTTACCCCCCGCTTGGGTGCGCAGCCTACTTTCAAATGCCTTCAACTGACGCAAAAAGTCTGGTGTCACCCGCCCACCTGCGGGCGACATCGCCTCTGGCTTAGGCGCACCGCCAACAGCCATTTTCTTGACGCGCTTGCGCTTGCCTTTCATTTCGGCTTCTTCGTGCTTGATCATGGACTTGGAAGCGCCCTTCTTCTTCATGAAAGCGACTTCCTTACGCATCATCTTCTTGCTTTCCACTTTGCCTCCCTTTTTCATTTCAGCCATCTGAGCTTCAAGCTGTTCTTTACGGGATCCATACCCTCCAAACAGGCCACCTTTTTTCTCGGTGGCCTCCCCCTTCTTATTCCTATCCTCCTCACCCTCAGACTTGGTTTTTCCACCTTCTCCATAGCGGCTGACTTTGCCACCATGTTTCATAGCTGGACGGCGTTTTACTACTTCATCAATAGTTGGCTTAAGCCCACGCATGATGCGCTTCCCAGCAGATTGCATTGAACGAAGATTCATAATCGCATCAGTGGCGGAATCAATATCGCCCTCTTTCGCCATTTTACTGATACGTCTTTCTTCAGAATCGTCGTATTCTTTGGCCTTCTTAGACTTCCCACCACCACTAAACGAAGCCACACGGCTGTACCGCTTGGTCTGACCCTTTTCGTACATCGCACCCATTACTTTTTCCTCGCTGCTTTGCGGCCTTCGCTCAAAGCAATGGCTACGGCCTGTTTGGGGTTACGGCCA